TTACTGTTTTGATTTGATTGTGATAAGTAAGGCTAACTGTTTTTGCTGTTCGCTTAACAACTGTGAACCTAAAAACACAATCGTAATCACATGCTGAACGAGCAGATAATTCTTGACCAATTTCAAATTTCTTGTTTGCTGTTTCCATTTTCTAAGTCCTCCTCTTGACTATCAAGCGTTTTGCTTGATGTATTAAATATAACCTGACCAACCACAAATACCTCAATCATCAAACATCTTAAAACACTCTAAAACCCTTATTTTGTGCTGTTTTCAAAGATTTTCTAAAACAATTTTTTTGTTGCACACTTTTTAAGACTGTTTCTGCCACGCTGACCAGCCCACCACATCAAACAACGCTTTCGCCATCTTCAAATTAGTGAACGCATCAAGCAAAGGTTCTTGCTCACAAATTTTGTGTTGCTTACAAAACAAACCTGCGTAATGTTTGTGCGATTGTAACCAGTGCACGCCATTCAGTTGCATCAAGCCAGTATCCGATCTGTGATTCCACTCAGTAACTTTTGTTATGTTACAAAACTTATCTACAGCATCACCGCCTTTACGATTCGGGCAACAGCCTGACTCACGAGCAGAAATCATTTTGACCATAGCCAAATCTTTTGGCAACCAACCAGCAGACAAAGCGACCTGATCAATCCAAGAACAATCGCCCCACATAAATTGTTTCGGGTAAACATAATCGGCTGCAACAATGTCTATCGCATCAACACGAACGAGGCTGTCTAGATCAACAGCCACACTTCTTAGATCATTAGGTGCGCTCACAGCGTGAGCAATTCCACCCCACCAAATAAAACATACACAAATTCCTGCAATAACTTTTTTCATATAACTCCGATTCACCTTGTCCTCCTTCTGAACTTGGTTGTTGGTTTATTAGTTTTCTTTGTTCTGTCCTTGACAGGTCGTGGCGTAGTCGCTCATCGTTCGCCTCAGTCGGCGTATGACTTAACCCTATCACTTCTGCTGTTGTTGTTATTCATACACATATATTTTTATTTGTATGTATGTGTATCTAGTAAGTAAGTCAGTATTCTAAATCCCCCCATCGCACTGCCTCACTGCGATTCCCAACTCTTTTATTATTCGCCCCACACCACAATTACTTGCAGCGTGATCTACCCTCGTTACCGAGTGTCACCAACTACCGTGCGAATGGTTTAGGTCTGTGAGTATTCTTCTAGTTATCAGTAACAATTATTTTCTACAAATACACCTCTTAACAACTCTGTACTGATGACCTAAGTGAACTTCTGTATAGCAATCATCAAGAAGAGTTTTGTCTGCGAAGTTCCAGCGTTCACCATTATCCCAACCTTGACCTAAACAGATTTCACAGTTTTGAACCATCGCTGGAATCGTGTAGGCGTGCAACTGGCGAAACACTCGGTGCACTTCTTTAAGGCTCGGAAACTTTTCAAACTGATCCATTATCAGTGGAATAATTTTGCGTGCATCTTCAACGCTTTGAAATGTCAGAAAGTCATCGCTAGTCCACGCACTCTTAACAGTGTTGCGTGCAATCTGACTTGTCGGGAACAAACCACAAATGCGATCAATCATTCCTTCTATCTGTGCAGTGTTCATTACGCCTCCTCTTTAAGGTTTCTAAATATAGCCCAATGCGAATCAACTTCAACAAACAATTCTTTTTCACTATATTTTGTGTTCTTTTCTACTATTGGTGCAGCCATAAAATCTGCGCCACTAATAAACAATGCGTGCGTGCGCTCGTGGTTTAACATCACAAACCAAGTTTCAACATTTGCTTCAACAAACTTTCGTTTGCGTGCCGAAAAATGTATTTGCTCATATGGGAAGTGTTTGCCACGCCAGTTGTGTTTAACCTCTACTTCAAAAGCGAACAACCTGCTCCATCGCAAAGCCAAAATATCTATACCAAACTTGTCAGGGTTTACGAACGATTTATAGCCTTTACTGTTGAGCCACTCAACGATCTGATGCTTTGCCCAATCATCTTGATCGTAATGATCTTGACTAAAAACTTTGTTCACGCTGTGCCTTCATAAAAGTCGTGCATCGCAGGTCGCACCAATTCCTCCCACGTGCTCAACTTGATCATCACTAAGCCCTCTTTACCCCAATCGTCAGGCATCAGAATCGCTCTAGTAGGTTTACGCCTAGACCCATAATCTGCCTCGTTAGAACGCACCTGAGCGTCTATACGAAGCCACGCAGTAACTACAGCGCCTATCTGCTTACCTGATTTGACCTCATTAGCAAACAGGAAATCTTGCCAGTTTTCCTCATTAGCATCACCAAACTTGTTTGAAGGTGCTACACCTAATCGCTTGCGAGCCACACGCTGCTTGCTCAATCCTTTTGTACGTGATCGTTTGCCTCGTGCTGTAGGGTCAGCGCAACCCTTTACACGCTTGTTGCCATCTTTAGAAGGTCTGCCAAGCAAACCAAACTTTGGGCAATCTGTTAGCGTGCATTTTTCTTTGTTGCCTTGACAGTCGCCTTTGCGTTCATCACTCATCATCAGGTTCTTTCTCACCGCAAAAAGGTTTCTGCGGAACAACACGTTTAACAAAACACGAACACAACCTAGCCTTCATCTCACCCTGTGCCTCTCATCTCTAATCACACGCCGTTCAGCAGGTGTCTTGCCACCATACATACCCCACTTATCATCCGTATCAGGAAACGCTAAAACAAGTTCTAAACATTGTTCAGTCACAGTACAGCGAGCACAAATCTCTCTCGCATCATTCCAACCAGCATCGGTAATTGCTAACCCGATACCAGTTGGTGGAAAGAACACAGTGTGTTTGATACCACGACACGCAGCAGCCTCTCGCCAATGATCACGCTTCTCAATCATTAGAAAGGTTCTTCAGGTGCGCCAGTTTGAAGATTCATAATATGTTTTATCAACTCTGAACCTTCTTTAGTGGTCAAAGTGTTTAAGTTTTGTTTGCTAAACAATTCTTGAATCAACGGCACTACATCGCCGTTCAACTTTTCTTTAGCCAACTTTGAAATTAAACCCTTCTGCTTATCTGAAATCAAACCAGTGATTGAAGTGACAGTTGCAGGCTTCGTAAACACTTCTTCAATCTGTTTAATAGTCATCGGACTTGCAGGGTGGTTTTGTTTTGCTTCTTGAATAGGTGCAGATGTTGTTGCGTGTTCCCAATCCTGTTTAGACCACAGGCTCAAACAAATACCAAAACGCATCGCAGCGTTTCGCAAGAAGTCACCAACTAATTCTTTTTCATAATCAGGTTTATCTGAACGCACTGAACCAACACCAATCAACGATTTATTTAACAGCGTGAGAGTTGCCCACATTGTTATCATTCCGTTTGCTTCGTGTGTTGCTGGTCTGCCATCTTGCCAAGCGACAGGTTGCCAATTCCACATCGGGTCAATTTCAATCAAGATTCGTGTAATCTCGCTGTGCGAAACATAACTGAGGTTTATTCCGTTGCGTGGAATTGTTCCCACGATCTTTGGGTCAGGTGTTGCGTATTGTTCTAACACTGCTTTTAGCATTAGTGCTTCTGTTTCGTTACTCATTAGTTTGCCTTCTTTCTGTGTGTTCTCATCACACGATAGGGATTACCTTGCTTCTCATATTGCTTAACTAACTCAGGTTGCTCACTTTTCAATCGGGTCATATCAAACGACATTTTGCCTGCCTGCTGTTTCCAAGAAACAACTTGCACACCGTTAACCAAACCGACCTCGTTGCCTTTTAACATTTGTGCAATCGCATCTTTCGCTTTTGTTTCCATCTCTGTCGCCTGTTTGCTTTGCGCTCTAGCATCTTCTAACGCCACCAACCAATCAATCACAACAACATCAAGTTCAACACTTGTCGGCTCAACTTTATAGATTCGTGTAATGTCATCAGCAGAAAAATTGTTTAACTCTTCATCAGGCACAAAACGCTGATCAATCCAATCGCCAAACACTTCTGCCTCTAACCGCAAACTATCTATCGCTTCACTGTTCTCAGGACAACAAACCATACTGATCTTTAGATCACGATCAAGCACTGAAAACCAAACAGGGCAATTCATTACCGCTTGCTGTGTCCAACCTTGCCACAACCACTCAACGGGCAAATCGGTCGCATCATTAATTGAATAGCGTGTAGTTGTTTTCGCTTCCACAACAACACTCGGTTCGTCCCAATGATCAACACCATCAAGCGACACCGAAAATCTATCTTCCCGATAAACCCACTCAGGCGTAGAAATGTTTACACCAAGAAAATCTGACGCTGATTCAAGCAAAGGTTTCTCTAATAGATTGCCACGCCGAAACACTGCTGAATCTGGCTGCACCTCTGGCTGGTTAAGTTTGTCTGCGAACAGTTCGCCACGAGTTTTGTATGGTGAAGCACCCATTAACACTGGTACATCAGATGCGCCGAACACGCACCTGCCTTGCTCATCACGCCACCTATCCATTAACCATTCTTGCGTGCCGTGTTTTTGTTTCAGTATCTTTTTCATTTTTACCTCCTCAGGTATTTGTTAATTACATTCTTACTTAGGGGTGTTGCACAGTTGTTTTACACCCTCAGGGTGTATATCCCAAACCGCAAAACCCAAACCTTGCTGACAAGGCTCACAATAGAACCCTGCCCAACCGCCAGCGCACGAGTCGCCAGCATAAACAGTGGCAACTTCACCACAACCTTGATCACATTTGCGAGTCATTAAACCCTGCGATCTCTTTGATGTCACTAAAGGCAATATCTGTTTCGCACAAACTGTTCTTAACTTGATTCCACCACTCAATCGTTAAAGTGCTTTCAGTCTTACCAACGATCTGCCCATCGTATTCTTTATTGTCGTTTGTGGTTACCAAGTAATAATCACCGAACTCAATAATTTCTTTTATATCATTATCATCTTTCATTACTGTTCCTCCTTTATGTTTGTTTCTTTCCAACCACAAGCAACACACTCAAAGACATTCGCTGCGAGTTGTTTAGCGCACCCACGACAAGCAATACCCCTGCGCCTGCGCTCGCTGTGCTCTTTGTAACCCTCATCGTGTGCTTTAACATAATGAATCATATGATCAGTGATGTTCTTGAACTGTTCACCGCAAACTGCGCACTGGCAAGTCACTTTAGTTTTCATAAGCCCTCGTGAACTCATAAGCCCTCTTAAAGTTCCAAACATTGGGATCATTCAAAGATTTAACTTTGCGTAAAGACTTCACTTGGTTAGTTAAGTTGTTAAAGTTTTTGCGATCATCACTTGAACCATCAGGCGAGTTGTTGTAAACAAACCAATCACATTCACTAATCAAGTGATCAAGTTCTGTAGGTGTTACATCAACGCTGACACCTGTTTTAGTTTTCGTTGCACGATCTAACACATTAAACAACACTGCGCCTCGCTCATCTATCGCAGCGTTGTCATTGAAGTAGCCTCGTATCTTGCATTCCTCTAAGAACGCTTTACCTAATCTGATTTTCATTTAGTCCTCCTCTTGAACTTTGATTATTGATTTATCTTTTCTAACGCTGCTGTTGCCCGTTGCCATTTAGCCAGCCAACTGCGTTCTTCGCTGTTGTCGCAACCAGCCACGATTTCGCCGTTAATGTTTGAGATGGTGATGCGACATTCAACCAGTATGGCTTGCACTGCTATATCGTTCAACTCCACTGTGCAATAATTTGCGTATGCGCTGTTGCCGTTGTTGATGTAGCAAATGTGTGCGTCTTTTTGCTCCTCTAGAACTGCGTCAAGCAGTCCACGACTTTTCAAGTCGTGCCAAACTTGTTTGCTGATCTTGATTGTATGTTTCATTTCAGTCCTCCTCTTGAACTTTGGTGATTTGTTTTCTGACACTTTTCGTTGCTCGTGACCACATCAAACCAAAAGGGTTTTTATCTTCGCTATTAAACTCTGCTTGATAATCCCCATCTGCCAAATACTCTTTGATGGCTGACTCACTCATCTCAACTGTCGTTACTGTTTTAGTTGCCTTGATGATTGTGTAAATTGAACTTGGTTGATCAATGTGAACTTTAACTGTGTCGGTGCTTTCATCTGAACAATACAACCTGCTCTCGTGATCGCTTAACGCCTGACTTGATAATTTTAATTTCATAAGCCCTCTCTTGACTTATCAAACAAAACTGTTTTGCTTGATGAGTTAATTATATCAACTGCACCAAGAAACCACTCATTCATTTAACCCTTATAACATATAGGGATTACGAGGAGTTGCCCTAACATTCTTGTTAAGGCAACTCAACTCGTAGCGCAAAACGGAGAAGGAGTACATCTCACGCCAAACCGCAGACTACATCAAAACTTTCATACTGCGCACCATCTCAACAGGTACAGCCAAAATGTGATCACACTCATCGCCAGTTAAAGACTGCGCTAAAACAATATGCTTCGGCTTTGCATCAGGCAAAAGAAAACCTACCGATTCAACAACAGCAGGTTCAACATCAATGTCGGCAACATCAATCCAAGTAGAAGCGACACTGTGCGCATCGTGCCAAACAATTAGCACAATCGTTGCCACAAATTACCAGCCTTCTTTTTTACGATCAACACAAAAGACAGGTGCTTGAATCGTGACATTTCTTTCAGGTGTAATAATTGCTAAAGCCTGTTGCGGTGCTTCGTGACCGAACCCCATCAACATCGCATACTCGTCAAAACCTTTTAGACTTCCGTTCACAATCATTGAAGGTGTAGAAATGTATTGATGCCAGTGACCGAGCCACAAAGTTTGAAATGATTTGCCTGTTGCCATATATCGTGATTGTTTTCTTGCACGCATACGCATAATCGGAGGATAGATACCGCCGATACCACCGCCACCTGAAACTTGATCGCCGTGAGTAACAAGATGTCCGTGACCATAAATCTTGATCAACGCATCAGCAGATTCAGGAATATCAAAACTGATTCGCTTATCTAATCTGAAATGTCGTTCAACCATTTTAGATAACAGGTAATCAAAGTTTGTTTTCACACGCTGCTTCATACGAGGCTTGCGAGTAGTCCTGCCGTGATTACCGACAACACTTGTTACAAAACATTTGCCGAACTCATCTGTCAAAAGTTGTAGAGCAGCAGCAACTTGTTCAGACCAAAACAGTAGCGACCCGATCATTGTGTCCTCATTTGTTAAAGCAAGTTCCTCGTGAATATCGCCAGTAAAAATGTCGCCACCTAAGATCACAACTATCCCATCGTAAGAAACACCTGATAGATAGTGGCGTGAAAGTTTGATCACATTCTGCGCCCACTTTTCTAAACGCATAACAGCGATCTCACGGTTGTAACAATTTAAGCCTTCCATCTCATCAACATTCACCACTTCGTCAAAATGTGTGTCCGATAAAATAACTACGAGTGTTGCTGCCGATAGTTTAGGTTTTGTTGGCACGAGCCACGCTGGAGGATTGATTGCAGTGCCTTCAGCACGATCAACGATCTGTAAACATCTTTCAACGCTTTCAAGTTGTGTAGTCAAGCGTGCGTTCTGATTAGCGAAACTGTCACGCTGCTTGCGTAGTCTTACTAACTCTGTTTCAAATTGTGTTTGCTGCTCATTCTGTAGATCATCTTTCAGGCTCATAAATGTTTCTCCCGAAACCTGCCAACAGATTGCCTACTAACTTCAAAACCTCGCTCGTTCAAAACTTTAGCGATAACAGTTGATTGAATAGTTTCATCTGCTAAAGCAACCAGCAAATCTTGCTGGTCTTGTTTCTCTAAACCATTAAGAATTGTGTCAAGACTGCTTTTAGCGCCACCTGTTTTGCTAGGTGAGTTTTTTATCTGATCTAGTAACTTGCCCATTCAATGTGCCTTCTTCGTGTTGGTTGATATGTTTTTCTAACTTGTCATCTACCCGATTAACTGTTTTGAAAATCATTCTTAACTGCGACTGAACTATGGCGTGATCTTCACTATTAGTTTTGTTTGCTTCTCTTGCTTCTTTCTTAAACGACTGCATAAACCCAACAATGATTGCGCCTATCGCACCGATAATGGCAACAACTATTGCTGAACTATCCATTAGATAACTTCAGCCGTTAATGGTATCGCATTGAACGCTGCTCGCATAGCCTCAGCATCATCAGCCATCTTTGGGGATATCTCAAAGTGCACCCAATCGCCCATCGGTGCGCCGTGAATCTCAGACTTTGTATAGACAGTCCACGCCTTACGATCACACCGCCAACCCCTACCGTGAGGAATCGGGAAGTAATCCAAGATGCACTCAAGCCCGAAAGCGTCAGCGTGCTTCACAACAAAATCCATCGCCTCCATCGCCTGCTTACGACCACCATCTTTAATACCTTTAGTGTTTGAACTGTCCTTATGATTTGGCATAAATCTGAAAGATAGATCAACTGCACGCCCTGTAGCGTGCACCGATAATGAACCTTGTTTGCCTCGCATAGAACGATTAACAAAACTTCCGTTATTCCACAGCGCAGGGTAACGCTTGCAAAGTTCTTTAATAAAAACTGTTAAACCTTTACGCTCGCCAGTTCCCAAACCATCTTTGTTACCTGTGTACGCTCTAATCATTTTATTCGGAAACCTTTTTACCATTACCGCCGAACGCATCAGATATTTCTTGTGTACTCAAATTGCCATCAACAGAAGCACGAGCAAGTTTTTCTGCGACCTGTGCAACTGCTGTGAAACCTGCGAGCGCTGCTGCTTTCCAAACAGGGATACCGCCAACAATCGCTGAACCAGTAATGATCGCTAAAGCGTTTGCCATAAAAAGTGCGGTCAATCGTTGTGCTATGTCTTGTGCTTTTTTCATCTGCTAGTCCTTTGCATTGAAGGTAAGCACCGAGTGTATAACAATCGCAACACCTGTGAGAAGCATCGCCTGCTTAAAAGTTGTGCCCGACAAAGTGATCAGCACTAGACCTGTGCCAGCCAAAGTCCAAGTGTTATCAATCAAATAATCTAAAATCTTTTTCATCTAAACCTCTTTACAGGTGGTGGCAACATTGTCATCAGACTACCAACAGCAACAAGGCTGCGCCGTTGTGACACAGGGATACTAGAACCAACAGCAACATAGTTTTCAAATTGTGAACCAAAAATATCTAAAGTTTTTTCAAACGCTTTCTTAACTTTTGTTGGCGCATCTTGCACAGCCAAAATGAATTGTTCTGCCTCCTGATCTGTTAAAAGTTCAGGCACAATATTTTCAAAGACCTGCTCTGCTTGTGTCTCGGTAATCGCTTGAAGAACAGCAGGCGCAGTCGCCAATTCAAGTGCTTGCGTTTGGCTTAAATCTGATTGCACAACCTCGCTAACGATTGCCACAATCTGTTCAGGGGTTGCCACGCTCAACACTTTTATTACATCAACAAACACTTTCTGATCAATCGGTTGCGGTGCTGCGTCTTTGTTGTTGCTCATAACTGTCAGTTTCAATTCTGTTGAAGGCGTAATTGTTAAGGGTGGTACAGGTAGGGTAGCGACCGAAACAGGGCTTAAAACGCCTCCTAGAGCGTCTGCTGGCAAAGTCGTTAAAGGCTTCACTGGTTCTGTAGGCTGATCTGATGCTTTTGTTGTTGTCGTTGATCTTGTGGGTAGTGGCAGGCTGGTCGTGGTCTTTATGGTTTCTAATGTGGCTCTTGTTGTGGTGGTTTCGGGCATCAGTGAAGAAGTAACAAATGTTTCAACTGATGTGGTGGTTTCTAGGCGAACTGTTGTGGCTGGTAAAGTTTTGGTTGTTGTTTCTATCTCAGGCATCGGGGCGATGGCTATGGGCTGAGGTTCTAGTTGCGTTATCGGTGTGGGTGTGGGTGAAGTTGTTACAGGTGAAACTGAAGTCGTAGTTGTCTGTGAAGGTATTAGAACAGTTGTGGTTGTGGTGGCAGTCGTTGTGGTTGTTGCTAGTTGAGTTGTTAATGTTGTTGTGGAAGTTTCTGCAAGAAGGGTTGATGTAGATGTTGTTCCAAGCGATGTCGTGGTTGTGGATACTTCTAGTGTTGTGGTTGTTGTGGCGATGGCTGAACTCGTAAACGCACTATCGGGAACAATCTGCCAGCCCTGATCATTGATATTCCAAGCCAACATAAAACAAGTTAAACCGCCTCCTTCATAAAACCAGCCATCAAGCAAATAACTGTTGCCAACAAACACTGTTGAAGTTTCAGCAGACCACGAGCAACCTTTATTGTTCCAAGTGCCGAATTCTGTTTCACCGATCTTGACTGTGCCACCATCATCAGCAGCAACCTTAAAACTTATTGTTTGATTCTCAGGGATTGTAATAAACCCTGTGTAGTGAACCATAAACCAATCTGCGCCACATTGTTGAAATGGTTCGCCGTCAAAGTTTCGGTTGATGTTGTTCTCTGTTTCACTACCGCAAGAAACATATTGAAGATCAGATTTGTTTGGTGGTGCAGAAGTGATCTTGTAACCAACAGCGTTCAACCCTGCTACAGGTTCGGCGTGCGCTGTCAAAGGATAGAAACTGAACAACACAGCAGGAAGCGGAACAAGCCAGCGACTAAATCGTTTCATTTCTGTTCCATTTTCGGAATACTAGTGCAACCAAAATAGCGTTAAACATCATTTTAAGCGCACAGCAGGTTCTCGTATCGCTACCATTCGCACGATCTATTCGCTACCGTCTGCCCTCGCACTTAGAAACAAAATAGGCTCGTGATTAGAAACATACAAACATTTGAACCCATAGTTAAAAACAAAGACCCGTGATCAAAACAGGTCTGAACCTAAACACCAAAGCATCTAGGGTAGAAAAATATATGTATCCGAGCG